TTCTGTTCTAAGAGAAATGAGTGAGGCAGACTTTATATTCCAACAAGCTTTAAAAAATCCTAATACATTTGATATAGAAGGGGCTAAAGAGTTATACGACAAAATTACAAGTGGTCTAGCAGATGGTGGCAGAGTAGGTTTCCAAGAGGGATCACCAAACCCAACTTTACCAATGCCAAAACCACAAGAAGCCGTTGATGATAGAAAAATAGATACTTTAATGAAAGCAGCACCTGCACTAGAAAATCCTGGTGAAGTAAAAGAAATGGCTATGAAAAACGAAGATGTGTTTGCTGCACTCAGAAGAAGATTACCACAAGAAATAACAGATGATGTAATTAGATTAATAGCTTACAATGCAGAAGCTTTTGCTGACTTTGCAGATATATCAGACCAATCAGACGTAGATTCATTTAACGAAAAATACAACGTACAATTAGTGTTGCCAGTTGAGAATGTAACCTAGGAGGCACCATGTCGGAAGATAGAAGACAGCCTTTTCTAAAACAAGCTCAAGGAAAATCGGCAGACGATAGAACTTTCTTTGAAAAATTAGCTGTAAGTATTTATGGTGAAGACAAACCTATTCTACCAGATGCAGTATTAGATGAAAGTTTAGAAACCGTTGTAAAACAATTACCCCTAGATGTACAAAGCGATGTAGCTAGATATAAAAATATATTTAGAGAAACACCAGAAGTTTTAGAAAACTATTTAAAAGAATATAGAGATAAAGGTTTTTCAGATTATATAGAAAAGGGTAAATTCTACAATGATTTAGAATTACAAGGCGATGATCAGTTAAGACTACAAGACTACAATTTTTTAGGTAAAGGCATGTACGACGCTGCTTACAGAAAGGATGTAGCAGGTGGTAAAGCAAGACAAAAAATATTAGAATCTATTCCAGGACAAATAGCGGTTGGACCTACAATTGGTTTAGCTCAAACAATTAGAGGTACAGCTGAACTTATTGCATCATTATCAGATTTATATCTTGATACAGAAGTATTAGACAATGTTGAAAGAGCATTAGGTGATGTAGACATAAATAAAATATACGAGGGTGATGCAGGCACACTAGCTAGATTTACATCTATACTTACACAATACGGTACAGGTTTTGCGTTAGTTCAAAAAATTACAAAGAAAATAGCAGGCAAAGCTATTAAAACTAAACTTGCTGAAAAATCTGCAAAAGCTTTGTTAAAAACAGAGGGTGCAAAGAATCTTGCAAAGTTTGGTGGATACTACATGTTACCAGCAGGTATTGCAGACACTGTTGTATCAACTACGGATCAACAATCATTAGGTGAAATATTTGGTAAAGACGACGGTAATCTTTTACAAAATGTTTTGTACAATACATCTCTTGAAGATATTGAAGGTCTCACTGGTAAAGAAAGAGCAGCTGCCATATTACGTAATAAATTAAAATTTGGTGCTGAAGGCACAGTATTTATGGGATCATTAAAATTAATTGGTCCTGCTGTAAAAGGCACTGCGAAAGGAACAGGTGTAATATTAAACAATATAGTTGGCCCTGCGATAACGGGTGCAGCAAAAGTTATTACGTATAAAGATGTAATACCACAGGGTTTTAGACTTATAAGTAAAAATTTAGATAAAGGTATTACAAAGATGGGTATACCCAAACAAGAGTTATGGAAGTTTGGTGATTTTCAATCTGGTTTAAAATCTGCAGTATTTAGAGGATTAGATGAAGTTACATCAAGATTAAAATCTGGTGGTAAATTTAATGTTCAAACTAGAAATGAATTAAAAAAAGTAGAAGGTCTAAACAAAAGTGCAAAAAAAGATTTTGATATATTTGCAAAATCTTTAGATGGAGAGATGTACAAACTAGTTAATGCTGGTTTTAATGACATATTATTCAACACAAGCACGGCAAACAGAGCCATGACGTATTGGGACGATGTATTAAAATACATGCGTGGTGAATTAAAACTAGATCAACTACCAAAATCCTTACGAGAATACTCTCAAGCTATTAGAAAACTTGTAGACAACCAACAAGAAAAAATAGGTCCTATTTTAAAAGATATGAAAATTAAGGATGATACTCTTAAAAATATGGGTAGGTACTTTAAAACAAGTTATGAAATATTTAAAAACAATAAATTTAGAGCACCAAAAGAAGATTACCAAGCAGCTATAAAATACTTTGAAGAGTTAATGAAAAAAGCTGGTAAAACTTACAGAGGTGTAGGAAGCGGTACAGACTTATATAAGAAAAAATTAAATAAAGATGCCATACAAGCAGTAAATAAAGTTCTTGAAATAGGTAGGTCTGAAGGCACAACACCAGCAAAAAGATTAAAAGCTATTGTAAATGTTATGGAGGGAGAAAAGATACCAAAAAATACTTTTGCTAAATTCTTTGGAAAACAACAATTATTACCAGATCAAGTGGCTAAACTACTAGGAAGAGTAGATGATCCAAAAGCAATAATTATGGATACTATTGCAGAGCAGGCATATGTCGTAAACAATTACAACGCTTACAAAGAAATAGCAGACTTTGGTTTAGGTAAATTTTTATTTAGAAACACCGATGAGTTTCAAGATTTTTTAATTAAAAACAACGTAGCTGGGTCTAGGTTATTGTCACCCATTAAATTAAGTAAACCTTATAATATAGATTTTGACAAGTTATTTACTAACCCTGATGGCACACCATTATTGACTTTACCAGAAATGGCAAAAGCAATGAAAGACTCTACAGTATTTATGGACACTGTTTTAAAACTGCCAGGCATGAAATCTTTATTAGCTGTAAAAGCTACTGTGCAGATGAACAAAACAGTTTTATCTTTAATGACACAGATGCGTAACATTACAACTGCTGCCATGTTTGCTACAGCTAATGGGCATGTGGGTGCTGGTGCTAGTGTGTCTGATACATTTAAATATTTATTTGATGACTTAATTGGTAAAACAAAAAACCCAAAAGAACTACAAAAGATGTTGAAAGAAGCTATGGATAATGGTGCTATAGACACCTCTACAATAGCACAGGAGCTACAACAAATGATACCAGAGCTTATGGGTTCTGCAAAAGTAGCTAGTAGAACTTTATATGAAGGTAAAACATCAGATGAAATATTTAGTTACTTATTTACTAACAAAGGTGCACTTGGAAAAGTTGTGCAAAAAGCTATCGAATCATATCAAATGGGCGATAACTTGTGGAAGTTGTTTGGATATAATTTTACTAAATCACAATTAAGACCAGCCTTAAAAAACATGACTGACGTTAAAAAATATTTTAGAGAAATAGAAGGTTATGAGTTTAGACCATTAAAAGCTGATGGTTCTAAAAAAGGTTTAGAAGATGCTCTACAAGAAATAGCAGGTATACAAGTTAGAGATGTATATCCAAACTACTCTATGATACCTACGTTTGTATTAAACGTTCGTAAGTTCCCACTACTTGGTAATTTCGTAGCGTTTATATCAGAAATGTACCGTAACTCTTTTCAAATACTACGGAGAGGTTTACGTGAGATGCAATCATCAAACGCATATTTACAACAAATAGGTGCAAGAAGATTGTTAGGATACACAACAACTGTGGGTGTTGCCCTACCGATGATGAAAAAAATGGGTCAAGTAGCAACTGAAATAAGTGATGAGGTATTAGATGCATACGCAGATAGATTTGCACCAGAGTTTGAGAAAGGACATACAATGGTTCCTGTAGGGGCACAAGATGAAAAAACAAAAGCATGGAAGTCAACAGATATGTCTACGATGGTGCCGTACGCTGATGTGCTTACACCTTTTAAAGCTGGTATGCAGGAAATAATTACAGGTAAAAATACAGACCAAACTGCATTAGATCTTTATGTAAAATCGTTTACAACTTTCTTAAAAAAAACATTAGAACCATTCCTTGCACCATCTATAGCTGCAGAGACAGTGTTAGAATTAATACCTAAAAACGGACAGTTTAGAACTAAATCAGGTGGTTTGATAGCAGATATAAAAAACGATGACGATTGGTGGAGTAAAGTTATGTATCACACATACAAAAAAATAACACCAACAACAATACGAAGTGGTGAAGAGATTGGACAGGCCATTGGTGAAGACCTATCAAAAGCTGGTATCAAAAGAGATTTATATGACACGGTATTAAAAGTGTTAACTGGTTTTGGTATTAGGAGACAAGATCCTTATCAAGCATTTAGATTTAAATTAGGTGGATATTCAAAAGATCTTGGTAATGCAAAAGCTGCGTTCACCACAGACGTAACTAATGCTAAAAAATTACAAACAGATTTAAGATTAATTGAAAGAAATCTAGCACCAGAATATTTTACAAAAGAGTATGAAAAATTACAGTCTAATAAATATAGAATTATGTCAGAACTATATAAAGACATACAAGCTTTAAGAATAATAGGTTTCAGTGACAAAGAAATTATTACTATGATGCAGGGTAGAAGAGCTGTATCAAGAGCTGATATAGACTCAATAATGATTGGAATATTTAATCCAGATAAACCACCATCATTTAGATCAGACTCAGGTATAATAAAAGCAATAGAACAAATAAATAGAGAAACAGAAAACAATTACAGAGTAAAAGACTTTATTGATTTTAAAGCCATTGCAGATATTCAAAAGAAATATTCTATACTTCCATTAGGCTTATCTCAAAGTGAGAGAGAAAACTTATTAAAAACTACATTAAAAGGTAAAAGAGAAGAAATATTAAAACCCGCAATACAAGAAAGAAGAGACTTACTAAAAGATCAACGAAGTGAGTTACCAAAACCACAGATACCACTACCAAACGTGTCTATGCCAAACATAGCACCGGTATCTACTGCTGTGGATCAAAATACTGGGTTGACAAGAACTGAACAAGCTTTATTGTCACCCACGGAACAATTAATAGCCTCCAGAAATAAAGGTGGCATAATGGATTTAGTATAATGGCAATAGAACCAAAAACAACTAGAGAGCACATTGTATCCCTATATGGACATATCAAGGGTGTTAAAAAAGATATTACACACATGCATAACGGTATTCACAAATTGGGTGGTAAAATAGACAAAATCTATTGGGTTCTTTTAGCTGCGGTGGGGACCGTGGCAATACTATTACTAGAAAGATTTATAACTTAGATCCACTTTTTAAGATCCTCACCCATAACTTCAGAGGCTATGTTAATTTTTTTACGAAGAGACTTAACAATCTTTGTATCTACAGTATCTTCTGCTATAAGATCTACATATGTCACTTTTTTCTTTTGCCCTATTCTGTGTGCTCTGTCTTCTGATTGCATTCTTTTTTCAAGATCATATCCGTTAGAATAATAAATTACAGTATTAGCTTGCACTAACGTGATACCATAGCCACCTGTTTGTGGTGTGCCTACAAAGAATCTCACTCTATCGTTTTCTTTAAAATTTTTAATCGCATAGTCCCGTTGGTCAGGTAACGTCTTGCCGTAATAATGGACCACGGAACCTGGACCATACTTATCTTCTAATAACTTGTAAATGTTTCTAACGTCGTGTTGATAGTGTGCCCAGATAATAGCTTTGCCCTCTATTTCTTCTAACACATCTAACAGCTCTGATAGTCTATTGTTTTTAACTTCTTGTATCGTGCCATCATCAGCAGCAAAATGGCCACAAGTTATTTGATGTAATCTCATTAATTGAGTTAATGCCGTCATCGTAGTCACGGTTTTACCATTTAGTGTAGCCAATGCCTCTTTTCTCATTTGTTCGTATAATTTTTTTTGCTCAGGCGTTAGTTGCACTTCTCTTTTCATATATATTTTATCAGGTAAATCTAAGCAGTCTTGTTTTAAAACTCTGTAAGAAAAAGGTTTTAACGAATCAGCTAGCTCATCTAAATGTCTAAAACCACCAACAACTTGTATGGATCTACCTGACACATGCATGGTTTTCATTTCTGCATACCTATTTCTAAATGCATAATAAGAACTAAAGTTTAGATGGTATGGATCTAAAAATTCACATTGAGTATACAAATCTAATGGATTTCTAGTCACAGGCGAACCTGTCATTATTCTTCTGTAATCAGATGCAGTAGATAAATTTAAAATATTTTTTGTTCTTTTTGCTTTTGGGTTTTTTATTGTAGTAGACTCATCAATAGCCATTAATGATTTGTGACAATTTAAAAAACTTAAAGCCCAAGAATAACCTTTTTCTGTGCTAAATGCCTCCACATTCATTATTAATATTTGAAGTTTGTGACTATTATCGGGATCATGAAACTGTCTTAATTTTTCTTTTTGAGTTTTGTTAATGTTTGATTGCCATAATACGGTCACATTTTCTATATGGTCTGGTAAATGTGCGGGCAACTCTTGATTGTACCAAGTGCCAACCACACCTTTAGGTGCTACAATTAAAGCACCATTTACTTTACCTTTATCGTAAAGCATTGCTAAATTATCAATTAGGACCTTTGTTTTGCCGGTCCCCATTTCCATAAAATATGCAAAAGTATCTTTGTTCCAAGATTTTTCCAACGCAATAAGTTGGTGTGCATATGGCTTCTTTTTAAATTTGTATTTCATCTTTCTATTGACATATATATAGGATTTTATTATAAAGTCAACATGAAAGAAAAAGAAAGTATGGATTACAAAGATATAAAAGTATCGACACCTACCGTATACGTTGTGCAAGAAATTGCAGGCACAAGAGAAGGTCGTCCTAAATTTAACATTATGGGTGCAGCAGAATATGGTAAGTTAAGATTTTTATTGGATGAAAGATCACAAATGATTTTTTCACCTGGTCCACTTATTTTTAAATTAAAAAATCTAGTAAAAGATTTCAAACCTACAGACTACTTGTTATTAACAGGAGACCCTGCTATAATAGGTGTTGTCTGCAGTTTGGTATCAGAACAAACAAATGGCAGATACAATCTCTTAAAATGGGATAGACAAGAGAAAAGATACTACCCAATAGAGATTGATTTGTACGGAACAGGAGCAAAGAATGACGATTGATTTTGAGAAAGATCAGGAACAAGTATTGGATAAAACAACCAATATAAATAAACTTGCAGATAAAATTAAAGAGCTGCAAGCACAACAAGAGCAACTGCAGCAGCAGGAAGACGCAATTAAACAAAAGAAAAAAGATATAGAATATTTATCAGGTGAGGTCATACCAACGATGTTATCTGAAATGGGTTTGTCTTTTTTAAAACTACAGGATGGATCTTCTGTAGAAGTTAAAACAAATTACAGTGCCACAATTACACAAGCTAAAAAAGCTGAGGCATTTAACTGGCTTCGTGAGAATGGCTTGGGCGACATAATCAAAAATGAGATATCCGTGTCGTTCGGTCGTAACGAGGATAACAAGGCGGCTGATTATGCCGAACTTGCAAAGAGTCGAGGTTTAGACCCGATGCAAAAGCTGAAGGTCGAACCTATGACTCTAAAAGCGTTAGTCCGTGAACGTATGGAGGCAGGTAAAGAAATGCCAACGGAACTTTTCAACATTTATGTTGGAAACAAAACAACAATAAAAAGGAAACAATAAACATGAGCAATGTAACAAAAAAGAAAGAAGGAGCATTAGCGGCAGTAAATTTTGAAGCTGATGCAGGACAAGGCTTAAACATGACGCAAGAAGATCTTGCGTTACCGTTTTTAAAAGTCTTGGGTCAATTATCTCCTGAGTGTAATAAGAGGGACGCTAAACATGTCGAGGGGGCAGAACCTGGCATGATTATAAATACCGTGACAAACGAGATTTATGATGGCGAAAAGGGGATAGATGTCATTCCAGTGCACTACAAAAGACAGTACATTGAATGGCAAGACAGAGGTGAGAGTCAAGGTGCACCAGTAAAAATATATGAAGCTGGTGATGACTTACCAAAAACTACAAGAGACAAGTTTAATAAAGATAGATTAGCTAATGGCAATTATCTTGAAAACACAGCGAGTCACTTCGTAGTTGTACTTGGTAAAAGCCCAACAACAGCGTTGATATCTATGAAAGCTACACAACTAAAAGTTAGTAGAAAATGGAACTCAATGATGATGGGTCTTAAGATGCAGGGTAAAAACGGAATGTTTACTCCGCCAACATACAGCCACATTTATAAACTAAAAACAGTGCAACAGTCTAACGACAAAGGCACTTGGTTTGGTTGGGATGTTGCAAGGGTTGGTCCTGTCTCAGATGCCGGTGTTTACAATATAGCAAAAGACTTTGGTGTGAACGTAGCCAAAGGTGCTGTAGAAGCAAAACACGGCGAGCAAGAATCTAAATCCGATTCACCGTACTAAAAACTTCCTAGGGAAGATAGAGGGGCGGTGATGGGAGACTGGACCCGCCCCCAAAAATAATTATGGAAGCTTTTAGAAAGATATTTACAGGATTAATGCGAGCACATGGATGCACCTATGTGGACAAAAAAGGTGCCGATGGACTCAAGATAAAAGGTAAATCGTTTGTAAAACGAGAACCAGTTACTGATAAACTGTGGGAAGATCACCTTAACGGAATAGAACCTAGTCTAGGTATAATACCAATTAACGAACAGAACGAATGCAGATGGGGTTGTATAGATGTAGATAAATACAATCTTGATCATAAACAGCTTTTAAACAAATTACCAATAGGTGTGCCGCTTTGGGTTTGTAGATCTAAAAGTGGTGGAGCACATATATTTTTATTTACAACAGATTTTGTACCAGCAAAACTAATGCGAGATAAATTAATGTCGTTAAGTGCTGTGTTGGGATTTGGTAACGCTGAAGTATTTCCTAAACAAATTGAATTAAAATCGCAAGATGATACAGGAAATTTTTTAAACTTACCATATTTTAATTTTAAAAATACAACAAGATATTGCTTTGATTCTAAAGGCCAAGCAATTAAAATAGATGCTTTTTTAAATTCTGTAGAAGTCGGTGCTCTCACACCAAAAGAATTACAAGATTTAAAAATACAAAGACCGCCATCAGAGTTTGATGACGGACCACCTTGTCTTGAATCGTTAACAAAAGAAAAGTTAGATGATGGTAGAGATAGAGTCATGTTTCAATTTAGAGTGTATGCAAAAAAGAAATGGCCAGATAGTTGGACAGATAAACTAGATGAGTTTAATTTTAAACATTTTATAAATCCTTTTAGACATGACGAGATATCTAAATTTAGAAAAGATAATAAAGACTATGGTTTTAAATGCACTGAAGAACCAATGTGTAACCACTGTGATAAGCAGTTATGTAAAACTAGAAAATATGGTATAGGTACACAAAGCATGTTTCCACAACTGTCAGACCTACAAATCGTAGAATTAGATCCAAAAATATTTAGATTAAATGTAGACGGTGAGAGAGTTGAGTTAAAAGCAGAGGAGTTACAAGAGCAGAGATTATTTGTAAGAGCATGTATGAATCAAATCTATAAGTTTCCGCCAACACTAAAACCAAAAGATTATAAAGACCTGGTATCGTCTTTGATGGCTAGTCCAGAAATAGTTGAAGCACCATCAGGTGCATCTAAGTTAGAGCAGTTATCCCAACATTTAGAAAACTATTGCACAAGTAGAACGGCAGAGGGTGCAACAAAAGAAGACATGGAATCTGGTAACGTGTGGAATAAAGATGGGCACCACCATTTTATATTTACACACTTCTATCATAAATTTTTACATCGACACAAATGGACAGAAAAATATGACATCTCAATACTGTGGTTGTTAGAACATTGTGGTTGTGAGCACGTTAGAATGACAATAGGAAAAAAGAAATTATCTGTTATAAGATTAAAACAATTTGAAAAAGAACAAATAAAAATAAAAGAACGAAAGTTTAAAAAGGAGGATGCGTTTTGAAAACTATTGTATTGGGTCCACCTGGCACAGGCAAGACTACAACATTGTTAAATGAAGTAGATAAGCATTTAAAAGAAACTGATCCTGACAAGATTGGTTATTTCTCTTTTACACAGAAGGCTGCGTACGAAGCTAGGGACAGAGCCATGTTAAAGTTTAATCTATCAGAAGACGATCTACCATACTTTAGAACACTACACTCATTAGCCTTTAGAAGACTAGGTATAAAAAAAGAAGAAGTTATGCAACGTAGACATTACGAAGATCTAGGTAGAAAGATGGGATTAATTGTAGACTACCATGAGTATGACAATGAACACACAGGATTATTTACAACTAAAAGTGATTTACTACGTATAGTACAGATAGCTAAGTTACGAGGTATTACACCAGAGCAACAGTATAATTTAAAAGAACACACACAAGACATAACAGTTAAACAACTAAAACAGTTTGTGCACGATCTTAATCAATACAAGAGAGATTATAATTTAATAGATTTTACAGACATGATTACAGAATTTGTTAAAGCAGATCGATCACCACGATTTGATGTTGTGTTTATAGATGAAGCACAAGATCTATCACAATCACAATGGGGCATGGCTAAATCAATATGGGATAAGACAGAACACACTTATCTAGCAGGCGATGATGACCAAGCTATATTTAGATGGGCTGGTGCAGACGTAGATAGTTTTATATCACAGACAGGAAAGATAATGCAGTTGACACAGTCATACCGAATACCGCAGGTAGTTCATGATGTGGCATCACGCATAGTAAATAAGATACAAAACCGACTACCAAAAGAGTGGAGACCAAAAACACAAAGAGGATTACTTTCATATTACGATGACTTTGAACAAGTTAACATGAGAGAAGGTAATTGGCTAGTGTTAGCTAGAACTAAATTTATGTTAAGTGATTTAGAAGATCACTTGTACTCCCAAGGATTGTATTACGAGAACAAATTTAAGACAAACAGAGAACAGGATTTGTACAAGGCGATTACAGATTGGGAAAACCTGCGTAAAGATGTGGATATAAACGCAGAGCAAATAACTAGAATAGCTTCTTACATGTCACAAAATCATTTTGAAAAAAATTCACTAAAGCTTTTGAACAAAGACGTGACATACAAGATGTCTAATTTATTAGAGCGACGTTGGTTGAAAACAGATAAAGTTTGGTTTGAGGCTTTTGATGATGCACCACAGAAAAAAATAAGGTATATAAGACGTATGAGGGAGAATGGTGAGAAATTAAATTCTAAACCTAGAATAATTTTATCTACAATACATGGGGTAAAAGGTGGTGAGCAGGATAACGTAGTTCTCCTGACAGATCTATCACGTAATACACAAAGAAACTACGAACAAAATCCTGATGATGAAAATAGATTATTCTATGTTGGTGCAACTAGAACTAAAAATCATTTACACATCATCAGACCAAAAGATATATACAAAGGATATAAAATATGAAAACAGAGAAAGCATTACAATTAGCGAAAGAATTAATTGAAGGGCCTAGGGCAAAAACTTATGGAGATAAAATAATAAACCATGCAAACATAGCAAAACTATGGACGGCATATTTAGATAAAGAGATTACAGCACACGATGCTGCCGTAATGATGGCCTTGTTAAAAGTAGCAAGAACTAAATTTGGTCAACCAACTAGCGATACGTACGTTGATGCAGCCGCATACATGGCAATAGCAGGAGAATGTAAACATGAAAATGATATTTAAACCACAAACAGAGTGGATACCGCCAACAGACTTCCCCGATCTTAGCAAATACGATGAGATAGCCATAGACTTAGAAACAAAAGATCCAAACTTAAACGAAAGAATGGGGTCTGGCTCTGTTGTAGGTGTAGGTGATGTGGTTGGCATATCGTTAGCTACACACGATTGGTGTGCATACTACCCAATAGCACACGAGGGTGGAGGCAACATGGATCGTAAGATGGTCCTTAAATGGTTACAAGACCAAATGAATACAGACTCTATAAAAATATTTCACAATGCAATGTATGACATATGTTGGCTAAGGGCCATTGGTATAAATGTTAAAGGACAGATCGTAGATACAATGATAGCTGCATCTCTTATCGATGAAAATAGATACAGGTATGATTTAAATGGTTTATCTAGAGACTACATTGGTAAAGGTAAAGATGAAACAGTATTGCAAGAGACAGCAAAATCTTGGGGTGTAGATCCAAAAGCAGAAATGTATAAACTACCAGCTATGTACGTTGGAGCTTACGCAGAGCGTGACGCCCAACTCACACTGGAGTTGTGGCAAGAATTTAAAAAAGAAATAATACACCAGGACATTGAAGACATATTTAATATGGAAACTAAATTGTTTCCTGTTCTTGTTGACATGAGATTTCTAGGTGTACGTGTAGATGCAGATAGAGCAGCTTACGAAAAGCAAAGAATGGTTGAAGAGGAGAATAGATTGTTAGGTGCAATTTATGCTGAAACAAAACAAGACGTACAGATTTGGGCTGCAAGATCTATTGCTAAAGTATTTGATAAACTTGGTCTACCATACGAACGAACAGTGAAAACACAAGCACCAAGCTTTACTAAAAATTTTTTATCGAATCATCCACACAAAATTGTGCAAGCCATTGCAAAGGCGAGAGAGATTAACAAAGCACATACAACTTTTATAGACACCATACTTAAATATTCACAGCGTGGTAGAATACACGCTGAGATAAACCAGTTACGTGGTGATAGTGGCGGGACTGTTACAGGAAGATTTAGTATGAACAATCCAAACTTACAGCAGATACCTGCAAGGAACAAAGATCTTGGACCACGGATCAGAAGTTTATTTATACCAGAAGAGGGATGTAAGTGGGGTTGTTTTGATTACAATCAACAAGAACCACGCCTTGTCGTGCACTACGCTGCACTACAAGGATTTTATTCTGTAGAGGATGTAGTGGATGCATACAAAAACGAGAACGCAGACTTTCATCAGATTGTAGCAGACATGGCTGACATTGGTAGATTTCAAGCTAAGACAATCAATCTGGGTCTTTTCTATGGTATGGGTAAAAACAAATTACAAGCAGAGCTAGGTATAAATAAATTACAGGCTGAAGAATTATTTAAACAGTATCACAGTAAAGTGCCATTTGTTAAACAGCTCATGGATGCTGTGATGAGTAGAGCACAGCAACGTGGTAAGGTTAGAACGCTTCTAGGTAGACTATGTAGATTTCATTTGTGGGAGCCCAATCAGTTCGGGATACATAAACCATTACCTCACGATGCAGCACTTGCGGAACACGGACCAGGGATTAGGAGAGCGTACACATACAAAGCTTTGAATAGATTAATACAAGGATCTGCAGCTGACATGACAAAAAAAGCTATGATAGATTTACACGCAGAGGGGATACTTCCACACCTACAAGTTCATGATGAATTAGATATATCTGTTCAAGATCAGAAAGAAGCTGATAAAGTTAAAGAAATAATGGAGTCAACGGTCACACTTGAAGTTCCTAATAAAGTAGATTATGAAGAAGGGAGTAATTGGGGCAGTATTAAATGAGGTTAAACTATGGCATATTTAAACGCAAACATACCACCGGAATACGCACAGATAAGAAGGGAGTATCTTTATGACCTTAAGAAACATCATGGAGAAGTTGAAGACTGTATTATCTTTGGTCTATCGGCTATTACAGGGCGTAGTATCCTTTTTCATTGTATTATGGAAAATGGAGCTATCTTCTA